AAGAGTCGAACATTGAGCCTATCCCTGTCATTTACGGTCAGCGGCGAGTTGGCGGTGTGCGCGTCTTTGTGTCCACTAAAGATGTATCTGGGGGCGACAAGAACGAGTTTCTGTATATTGCTATGGTCTTGGCTGAAGGTGAAGTTAACGCAATTACTGACATACACATTGATGACGTTCCCATTTCAGACTCTAGGTTTAACGGCTTATATACTATTAACGTCCACACCGGAGCTGATAATCAAGCTTACGATTCCTTGCTAACTGAAGCCAATGCTGGATGGACTTCTGCTCACAAATTAAGCGGAGTTGCTTATCTGGCAATTAAACTAAAGTGGGACGCAGATGTATTTCAGGGAATACCTGACATTACAGCTCTTGTCAGTGGTCGGAAAGTTTACGATCCGCGAGAAGATAGCACCTCTTCTGGCTATGTTACTGGCGGGGTGTCTACCCAGCGATTTTCTAACCCATCAACTTGGACATTTTCTACAAATCCATCGCTTTGCCTTAGAGATTACATAACTAACGCAAGGTTTGGTAAAGGTCTTCCAGCTTCAGCTATAGATGACGTAGCTTTTTCAGCAGCCGCTACAGACTGTGACGAAACGGTTACTTTCTACGGGGGCGGAGCGACAGGCAGGATATTTGACATCAATGCAGTCTTGCAGACAGATGAGACATTGTTCTCTAACATCGAAAAGATGCTTATGGGTTGTCGCGGCTTCCTGCCTTACACTCAAGGCAAGTATGGCCTGTTGATCGACAAATCAAGATCTGTTAGCTACGCATTTGATACCGATACCATTGTTGGTGGCATCTCTATACAAGGCGAGTCTAAAGAGGACAAGTTTAATAGGGTTATTGTTAAGTTTGCCAATCCAGCAGTCGATTATCAGCCTGACCAAGCTGTATGGCCTGAAGCTGGCTCTACTGAAGAGACTGCGTTTCTTAGTGAAGACAACGGCACGTTACTAGTTACTGACTTAGACATGCCAACAGTTACTAACTATTATGCTGCTAGAGATTTGGCGCGAGTCATTTTAAATCGGTCTAGGAGTTCTTTGCGCTGTAGTTTTAAAGCTACAAGTGAAGCTCTACAGTTGTCTGTTGGTGACGTAGTTACTCTTACTCACCCTACGCCAGCTTGGGTAGCAAAGCCTTTTCAGATCGAAGAGATCACGCTTAACTATGACGGCACTTGCTCTGTCTCTTTGCTGCAATACGACTCTACTATTTACACTTACGACCTTGCTGCGCAAGAGATAACTTACCCGCAGTCTGAGTTGCCAGATCCATTTCAAGTTACGCCTCCAACAAGCTTTCAATCTACTTCTGGGACGTACATTGATTCTGACGGCACTGTGTTCCCAACAATTCAGTTGTCTTGGGTAGCCGCTTTAGACTCGTTTGTAAGCTCTTACATAGTTGAATGGAAAAAAGTAAGTGAGGCAGCATCTGCTTATCAAGCGGCTTCTGTGTCTGGCCTGAAGTTTGACGTTACTGGCATACAGTCAGGCGTATCTTACAACATTAACATTTACTCTGTTAACAGCCTTGGAGTCAAAAGCTCTGCTGTTTCATTGACTAGTTCTAGCGTAGGCGACACTACCGCGCCTGCTTTACCTACATCTTTATCGGCAACCGCTGGCTATAAATCTATTAGCCTTGCGTGGACTAATCCTTCTGATAAGGACTTTTCAAACACTGAAGTCTATAGAGCAACATCTTCAGGCGGCACGTTCTCTTTGGTTGCAAGTATTGGCGGAGGCTGGGGCGCTGCCACTGAGTTCTTAAACGGTGGCATTGCTGATGCTACTGCTTTCTTCTACAAGTTTAAGTCTGTTGATTACAGCGGAAATAAATCAGCGTTTACTGCTGAAGTCACGGCAACTACTAACGCCGCAGCTATTAACGGCTCTGACGGCACTTCTACATTTACAGCTCCAATATTCAGAAGGTCTGCAACTGCGCTTTCAGCCCCTACAGGTGGTACGTTTAACTTTGGCACTAACACGTTAACCGCTCCTACTGATTGGTATACTGCCGTTCCGTCTGGAACTGATCCAATTTATCAAGCCACATTCCAGTTTTCCGTATCAGGCGATACCGGCACTGTTACGGCAGGAACTTGGTCTACACCTGTAATAATTGCAGAAAATGGCGTTAACGGAGATCCCGGAGATGACGGGTTAAGTACGTTTGTATTTCCTGTTTACAAAAGAAGCGATACTGAGCCTGATGACCCTACAGGCGGATCTTATAATTTCTCCACTAACACTATTACTCCCCCTACAGGATGGTCGGCATCTGTCCCGTCAGGCACAGACCCTATTTATATTTCAAGTACACAGGCTCAAATATCAGGCCCGACAGGTACGGATTCAACCCTAAGTTGGACAGCTGCAATCTTGTTTGTTGAAAATGGATCAAATGGAGTTGCCGGAAAATCTACCTTTACAGCCCCGATCTTTAAAAGAGCGTCAAGCGCGCCAAGTGCACCAACAGGCGGGACATTTAACTTTGGAACAAATACATTAACTCCACCCACAAGCTGGTCGATTACGATTCCGTCTGGAACCGACCCTATCTATCAGGCAAACTTTCAGTTTTCGGTTTCAGGCGACACTGGAACAGTAACCGCAGGCACTTGGTCTGCTCCGGTTATTATTGCTGAGAATGGAACAGATGGCGATCCGGGGGGAGACGGATTAAGTACGTTTGTATTCCCTGTTTACAAAAGGGCATCTTCCGTTCCAACCTCTCCGTCTGGAGGTTCATATAACTTTTCTACTAATGCAATTACTGCTCCTACAGGATGGTCTTCATCGATTCCTTCAGGCACTGATCCGATATACGCATCAACAACTCAAGCGCAGATAACAGGCCCGACAGGTACAGATTCAAGTTTAACTTGGACAACGCCTATTATTTTTGTGCAAAATGGAACAGATGGCGATCCGGGGGGAGACGGGCAATCTACTTTTACGGCACCGATTTTTAGGCGAGCCTCTACCGCCCCAAGCGCCCCTACAGGTGGTACGTTTAACTTTGGCACTAATACATTAACGCCGCCTACGGACTGGTCGATTACTGTTCCTACTGGAACTGATCCCATTTATCAGGCTAACTTTCAATTTTCTATAACTGGAGACACTGGTACAGTAACCGCAGGTACTTGGTCTGCTCCTGTTGTAATTGCAGCAAACGGGACAGATGGCGATCCCGGAGCTAATGGATTAAGCACATTTACTCTTTCTGTTCATAAGAGAGCGTCAAGCGCACCGTTAACTCCAACGGGAGGTTCGTATAACTTTACCAGTAACACAGTTACAGCTCCTACTGATTGGTTTGAGGAAGTACCTTCTGGAACAGATCCTATTTACGTTTCTACAACCAAAGCTCAGATAAGCGGAGCAACTGGAACTGACTCATCTCTTACTTGGTCTACTCCAGTTATATTGGCTCAAAACGGCATTGATGGAAATCCGGGATCTCCGGGAGATCCGGGAGCTGCTGGCCCACGAAATGCTGACGGCTATCTTTATTACTCTGTGTCTCAGGCACTTGCTCCCGCGTCCCCAAGTGCAACGTCTTACAATTTTGTAACAGGATCATTTGGAGGTTTAACAGCTAACTGGTTAACTACTCCACCAACTAATACTGGCGGCGATGCTAAATACTGGGCTACTTACTGGCATGTTACCGAAGCAACATTTGATGGAACTCAGACAAGAACTTTTAACACTCCATTTAATAGCGTTCAGTTTAACGGGCTGGTGACGTTTACTAATTTAGATCTTGAACTGGACAATGCTTCTAGCACTAAGATAACCACTATAAACGGAGGGCTGTTAAAGACTGGAACGATTGATGTAGCGCAAGTAAACATTGCAGGCACTACGCAAAGCGGATTCAATATGCAATCAGCAGCCAGCGGCTCTAGGATGGTTATGACAAATAACACTATTGAAATATATGATGGAACTTTATCGGTTCCAAGAGTAAAAATAGGAAATCTTGCTTAATGGCATATGGGATGGAGGTATATAACGCTTCTGGCACAAAAATGATTAGCCATACAGATCGGCTAATTCGGTTTGTTGCTACTGGTACTGTTACTGCTAATTCAAGTGGGTACGCAGACGTAACGGTTACAGGCATGGCTAATAATGATACTTGGGAAGTAACGCTAGGTGACATACCTTTTGTCTTTGATTACAGCACTAAACCAAACGTATATTTTGCAAAACAGACAAACAATTTGCGTATATACGCTAACTCAGGGAATACGGTAGATTACTATGTGTTTAGGACTTAACCCATGAGTTACGGAATGCAAATACTTAACGCTGACGGTCGAGTTCAAATTGATACTGATGAAATTGCGCCTAACACTTATATATCGAATAAGACTACATCAGCATACAGTGCAATGTCATATCCTCCTTCTGGGTTTGCAACTGGGGATTTAGTGTTGGCTAGGCCAGCAGATAACCCTGTTTTGTTTGGCAACCAGTATGTTCCTATATGCATAGGTCAGCCGCTTAGTAGTGGCAGTTATTTTTACGGAGCTAAACAATATCAAGACGATGGCTATACATATTTGTGGCCTAATACTTCTGGCATTAATACAGCGTTATTAAAAACTCAAGCAGGAAATATATCAGCTCCTTCGTCTGGAGAATACGGGTTAGACGTTTACAGCAACAACGGCAGTACAATATTGTTTTCTGCAACAAGGTCAACTAGCGTCAAAGTTTTAGCGCAAGGCGTTCTTGGCAACGGACAAAGCTACGATTACACTCCACCTTCTAATTTAAACTTTAATAAAATATACGCAGTTATGAACAGTTCTATATTGTACGTTCAGCCAGCAGTTTCCTTTTTCCCTAGCTGGGTGATACAGATGAACTATAACTTTTACCCTACTGCTAGTTCACCTTATATTAAAGTAATTAACGAAACTCGCGGAAACGGTACTGTGGTAACTGGCGTAACAGCTCTTTTCCCGTATCTTATTGTTTACGACACAAATTAAAGAGGTTAGAAATGTTTCAATACGCATTAATAGCAGATAACGGAGAAGTCCAGCATGTAGTTTCTACAGGAACAGATGCAGATTATACTGACGGAGATGTTTATAACGGCCTTACCGCAGTTCAAATTTCTTCAGATTTAGATGCTCAAAATCTTATTGAAACAAAATACTACATTGCAGGAGAATGGTTAACCCGTGAGGCAAGGCCAAACCCTTGGTCAGATTGGGTGAACAATGAATGGAACTTTAATACAGATAGATTTCTTCTCTCATTGCGGTTTGAAAGAAATAATAACCTATCAGCTACAGACTGGACACAGCTCCCAGATAGCCCTATAACGGAAGAGAAAAAGCTTGAGTGGCTTGTGTACCGTGAGGCTTTAAGAGACGTTCCCGAAACTTACGCAGCCGCTACATCTTTAGATGATATAATATGGCCCACAAAGCCGGAGTAATGTATGAGAATCTACCAACTAGTACAGGGTGATCAAGCCCCTCAAATACAAGCTGTATTGACCAGAGAAGATGACGGCAGCGTAATCAACTTTGCTAATGGCACTTGCGCGTTAAAGTTTAGGGCTAAAGATACCACTACAGTCCT